TCAATAACTTTCATCAATTTTACTTTCACGCTTTCCTGCATTCCTACTACGTAATCGCTAATTTCCAAGATGCGCCAATATGAATCACGAATAAAGATTTTATCGTTGTATTTGAAGTTATAAATATCTGCAAATTCGAGCGCGAAAAACGCTTCTAAAATTCGAGCATCAGGAGCGTAAATATTTTGAATATAGTCGTTCCAAAAACGAGCGTATAAAGTATTAACAGGAATTTGATTTACTGGATGTAATGGCGTTTCTTGTCCAAAATTGTAATCGTTCGAATCCCAATTAGGAATAACACTTTGATAATGACTAAATAAAGGAACGACAAAAGCGTTATCGACTACGTTGGTATCATCGTTCCAAATATGAAACTCCATTGTGTCGCTTGTTCTAAAAAGAATGCGCGGTGTTGGATTAACGTATTCGGCTTTATCGTTAATGAATTTCGCTATTGGGTAATCCGTTCCTGCGATTAACGCAAGTGGTGTACTTCCAAATTCTAATTCAATCTTTTGTTCTTGTGTTGCGAAATCATTTTCAGGATCTAACAACTGCAATCGTCCATAAATGCGGTTGCCTTCCGTATTATAAATATTATTCAAATAATCGGTGGATTGTTTGTAAGTCCACGTGTTTATTTGCGCTTGGTAATCGGTGGTTGGTGTTAATACAATGTCTTTGCTTATGTCGATTTTATTGCTCCAATCTTTTGTTACACCGCTCGATATGTATTCTTGAATAGGAATAAACGAAAGGAGTTTAGCATTGAAGGAATCAGGAATAACGACCAAATTAAACATCTTGAAAATCGCACTCATAAACTCCGTGCATTTCATAACAGGAGCATTCGCAACCCAATCGATTTCATTACCCATCATTGGCTTACTTACGTAATCGCAAAAGAATGTTGATGGCGTGGTATATGGCGCAGTTGCCGCATCACGAAACGTAATCGTTACACCTGCGGAAATTGGATCAGGATTTACTTCCCAAAATATAGGTTGCACGGTTTCACCTGCCAATAAAAAAAGCGGATTGTCGTAAGCGTTATTTATACCTGCGTAAACTTGTTGATATTGTGGGAATGTCGTTCCGCTTGTATAATTAGCGAAATATGCTGCTGTTGAATTTGCAGTTGACAAACGATAATCACCGTTTAAATCTTGAATTAAAAAGCCAAGCATAAAACCACCCAATCCATCCGCATTCTGCTCCAAATTAATATTGCATTTAATTGTATATTCACCTGAAAAAGGAGCGGTAAATATATTGCTCGTAACGTATCCATTCGGGTCAAATACTTCCGTTAAGTTTGGAATAGGATAATGGTACAATACCAATCCAGTTGCCAACGTAATTGGAGTAAACGATGCACCTGTAAATGTTAAACCATCAATTCCATTTTCAAGTTTAAATTTAGCCGCTTGAACATCGCCAACCTGCTGCATAATATTCGTTTCGCTTGTGAACGGAATGAATAATTTACCTAATTCCGCAGATAATGTTGCACTATTTGCGGCATCATAACTAAATCCACTTAACTCTATTATCTTGTTAAAAATGTATTCAGCTTTAACCATTGGAGTTAATTCCCCAATCTTGACTATTTGATTTATTTGGTCTTGATATTGTGATGGATTATTGATATTATAAACAGGATTTGCGTAAATGGTTCGCGTGTTATCTTGGTTTGAACTACCCACCCAATTATTACCTCTATCGGTTAATGTAATATCGATATTTCCATCTCCATAAGTACCTGAAATAATATCGCTCACCGTTGGATAATCAACAATAAAACCATAATCGTTTTGCAATTCAACCGCGATGAAGTTTTTGAAATCTGCATCACCAACATTTTTGAAGAAGTCGATAACATTTCCAAAGAAAACAATTTCATATTCGCTAACTACTCCATTTGCAGTATATGCCGCCTTAAATTGAATGTTGCCTTCCATTATTGGCAACGTGTCAACGGTCAATATTGCGTTGAATTTACGCTTAGGATTAAATTGCGAAAATTGAAATGTGTTATTTTCAATGAACCCGAAAATACTGCTATTGTTTTTCGTTGCCGGAATGCGAAATGTTTTTGAATACGTTGCGCGTGGTTTGAGTTCTTTAATATCGCTGAATGAATATTGTAATGCAATAGTTTCGTTTTGATATAAGTCCATTACGCAAGGCGTGTTCGTGCCTTGTGTGTAAATTATTAATGCTGTTTCCATAATTATGCGCAGTCGTTTCCGAATCCAACCGTTACGTAAATGTTTCCGCTATAAAGCGAAGCCACATTTGACCACGTTGGAAGTTTAATGTAAAAATTATTTACAGGATTTGCAGTCGTTCCCCACACTCCACTTGCAATAATCGAAGTTCCTGACGATTGCAAGGTGAATGAAGTTTGAGTACCGCCACCTGTTAACACATTTCCAAGATTTATATAACCATTTTTGATCACTGGCGAAGGGCAATTAGCGGTATAATCTAACTTAACGAAGTACGATTGTCCTGCGATTGGTGTTATTCCACCTGTACCCGCCACGCTAACCGTTATATATGAACCGCGTGTCGCGTTATTAACCACGATATTCGCAGCATTACCCACGTTCGCACCAACCGTTAACGATGAACTTCCGCCAATCTTAATGAATGTATCGAAATAAGTACACGTAACTGGTGGATTAATTGGATATTCAGAAGCGGTTATATTGAGCGTTTCGTTATTGTTTGCTATTTGCAGTCTTAATGTTTGATTATACTTGCGTGAGTTGCGTTCGCGCTTCATTAAATAGTTATTATCTTCAACAACAACAGGAACGATGGAATACCCATCCACGTTATCGTCAACCATCCACACGCTTTTGCTCATAAATAAATCGCGCATAAATTTGAATTCAGACTCGCACAACCAATCGCTCGTTAGATTAATAAACGTGTTCACTATTGGTTCGCGTTCCGTTAATTCACGCGTGTAATTTTTTGTTTCGTAAGGATTCGTGGAAGTTGCCAAATTGAAATCACCTTGATACGCTTTAAATCGTTTCTTTTCAACTTCAATGCTTCGTTCATTTTTCTTTATAAAAGAGAAACTATCCCACCCCCCTAATTGATTTAACCAATAAACGTGAACAGGATTATGTTTACAATCTTCATCAATGTAAAAACCATATCGCGTAGTTACTTGGTTGTCGCTTACATCGTAGCCAGTAACCACCCAACTAATTGTTGAATCCGCAATTACATCGGTAACGTAACCGCCATCAACCAAGTTCTTTAATCCGACAGGCAATATCAATAACGCACCTGCTCCAAACGACATCGAAATATTAAATTGAGCGACTAACGAATAATTTTCATCGTATAAATCAAACCCAAAATAACTTATCGAATTGTACGGATAACCGCTATTAATAAACGTGTTATCGTCTGCAATGAACGTTAAAATCTTATATGCTGAATCTGTTACATCAGTAACATCGGTGCGAGAAACACGCTGCCAATTAATAACTTCACCTGCTAATAAAGAAGGCAAATTTAATTTCTTAGATAACGTTTCTTTATTAAATCCAATCTCATCGTCATAACATTGGGAAAGTGATAATGGTTTAGTGTCATTCGTACCCATCACAATGAAATTCTGCTTACCACTTCCGTACACGCACATTAAATCATAATAAACGCTTACGGATGGATCTTCGGTAAATACACCGCCTACGTCATAACCTTCGAAACATTGAATGGTAAACGTGTTCACGTTATTCGTTGTCGTTAATGTTGGGGCTGCGGTCTGCAATATTACGTCATCGCTATTTGGGTAAACGATACTTGTTTGAACTAACTGATTAAATATCGTTTTCGCGTTGAATATTCCGCTATTTGCAGCGTTTTGCGCGATATAAAATTTATATGTTTGTCCTGCGTTGTTATCGGTAACTTCAACAATGTATTTAAAATTTGGTTGAGCGTATTCGCTCGAAGTCATCGTTACCGATACATCGTTATTTGAATAGACCAACCCTGATAATGCGCTTGTTCCTTGCGCGGTTAATCCAGTTATTGCGGTTGTGTATGCCATTTATACTTTGATTTTCTTTTGTAAATTATCTTCAATCACTAAATTTATTTCTTTGTTTAATGCGGCAACAAATTCAGGTTCAAATTCAACGATCATATCATTGACCGCATCGCGCCAATAAAACAAAGGTGGTATTCCTTTACGCGAAATTCCAAGTGCGATATTGTAGGCTGCGCCACGCACAACGGATGGAGTTTGTTTTATTATTTTTCCTTTGTCATCGCGAACGCGGATTGGTTTAATTCGCATCCATTCAACGATCGCATCTATTGGCGGCATCTTCGCTCCTTTTCTTCTTCCCCATTCCACGACACTAGCGTAATTCGCCGCTTTACCTTTTGCGAAGAATTCGATTTTTGAACTATTGCCATTGTAATAAAACGCGAGTGAATTGCGTAGTGTATCACTTGCAACCGCCCTGCGCTTTTTTCCATTCACCGTGCGATATACACCAAGATTAAGCATAGCACGTTCCACGACTGCCGCGCCAAACCTTTGCATTATTTCGTTGAGTGGTGAATTAGCCATTGATAAAAATTGAATAAGCGGTGTTTGGATTGGTCGCTAATAACTCAACAAATACATCGATGCCTTTTGTAGTTAATGCGTTTCGAAATTCATCGTATTCAGGGGAGTTATCGTAACCAAAAAAAATGTTATAACCGACTACCTCGATAATCGTTAATTCACCTTGCGTTGTTATTGCGTACTTCATATTCCATTTATTTTAAATGAATATCCACCCAAGTTAGTTGAACCTGCGGTGGCGTTTTGAACGATCTTTATTTGCCACGTATCCCCTGCGGCAAATGCAACGGTGTTCGTATTGGTGTAATTACCAATCGCACTTCCTGCGGCTATTGTAATTGCTAACGATGTATCGACTGCGTTTTTTTGCAAGGTCAATACTAGACTACCGGATGCAGGTTGAGCGGAATAAATGCGGAAATAAAAATTCAAGAAATTACACGCGGTTGATAATGGCACTTGATAAGCGGTGGTTAATGTGCTTATCGTTCCAGCGACTGCGTGGTATCTGGTTACAGGTGAAGCTGCCCCTGCCAACGCTTGTGCGAGTACATTGTTTTGAATAAACGCGCTCGTTGTTAGTTTGGAATCTAATTGAGTTTGGATATCACTTGTTACACCAACCAACCTTCCAAGTTCAGTTGTTGTCACCGCACTACTCGCAACCTTTCCACCGCCATCACTAACCAATGCACGACTGCCAGTTAAATTCGAAGTTGTTATTGTAGTTGCTGCGCCTGTTATCGTGTCTTGTTTGGTGCTTAATGCGTTGCTATTTTCCCAAAGTGAATTTGATGAATTGTATTTTAGAATGTCGCCATTCGCAACCGATGTTATTTTTACATCGTGAATTTCGTTTAATTCATAACCATTCTGCACACGCACGTACATTCTCCCTGCGCTTCCATTATTCGCAGTTGTAACGAACCCTAAATAAACCAAATGGTTTGGTGCGCTTGGTTTTGTTTTGGTAACGGTTCCTGCGGTTGCACCCAAATAAACAGCATCGCCATCCGCCCAAGTTGATGTTGGAAAAATATTTAATCCATCGAGTTGACCATTAACGATAATTAAACCTTTTTGATTCGTTGCGATGGATGAACTTAACACCAACCCAACGGTCTGCGCACTTGTTGCATCGCTTGAATTATTTGCAAGTTTAACCGTTAATCTATCTCCTGTTCCACCAAATGCGTAAACAGGTTGACCTTTTGTAATCGTAACGGAATCCGCGTTGGTAACGTATGCGAGTAATGTATTGGGTGCAGTTCCAATAACTTGAAATCCGTTTAATGTGCTGTTGTAAATACAAAACATTTCCGCGCCATCAATGATATCCCCACCTATTAACAACCCATTGTTATTCCGATATAAATCTTTAGCACCTAATGAATTTATATTTAAGGTGCATCCAGTTGTATTCCCTGTTGCGAACCTAATTAGATACGCATCGCCATCGTTATATGCGGTAACTCCACTTATCGTGGTTGTATAAGTGTCCGTTCCGCTCGTTGTTCCTGTTGGAATACCGCTACCCCCACCACCGCTCATCGTTTTCCAAGTATTGTCGGCTGCTAAATAATCAGTCGATGCGCTTGGTTGGTTAGTTGTGAATTGTACTTTCTTTGCCATCTTTATTCACCGATAAAAGGAATATCACACGCGTTCCATTCGTAATCAACCGTAATTTCGATTGTGCCATTCACGCCAGTTAAAACGTTGCTAAATTCCTCGATGAATGGAGTGAACTGAATTGGTTTGGTTATTACTACCGATTCATCGAATATTTGTCCATTCTCAATTTCGTTAACAAGATCAGCAAATAATAAAATGCAATCGCTTATCGCGTGTCGTTGGTATTCGATTTTTACGTCTTTATCGCGTGGTAAGTCTGCAAAGAACACATCGAGCGAATAAGTTAATTGACCTGCATCAATACTGAATTGCGTTGGCACAACGTGCATAAATGGAAATTCATCTTCTTTTTCTAAATCCGCTTGTGAAATTTGTCCGTGTGTGAACTTACGAATTAATGCGTGGTTATCTGCAAATTCTTTTAATTTACCGATAATAACGTTATATGTGTAAAGACTTGATGCGCTCATATTAATATGTAGCTAAACCGCTATTTTTTAGTAAGTAATTGTTTTTGGAATTGCGACCAGTCTATTGTATAACTCAAATGCGCGAAGATTGTCGATGCTTGGGTAGTTATTATCTTATCGAATTTCGTTACATCGCGCTCCGCGATTTCCTCGATAATATGAAACCAACCATAATTATTCGCTAATTCGTTTGATGCTGCATCGCTTCCTGCATTATCGCCATCGCCTTCTCCATCTCCGTCAACATCTTTTGGTGTGAAGACTCTTGGAAATGAGTCAACAATTCTTTTTCGATATTCGAAAAAAAAACCATTGCGCCATTTGCAATCATTAGCGGCATATCGTTGAACTCAACCGCGTTTGGTAAATGGTTCGTTGCATCGTAATCTTCAATCGTGTACCGCTTGTTAAATTCGCTTTTAATTGGTCTGAATAAAATGGCGAGTATCTTATTCAAATTCTTTGGAAAGTCGTTACAATTCGAATCAAGGTCTAACCATTCGCCAAATGAAATCGCGTTAATATCCGGAACGAATCCATATCCATTCCACTTGGTTAAGTGAACGGAAGGTATTGCGTTCAATGAATTTTCAAACGCTTCCTTTATTTCGGTTAATTGCACTGGCGTTAATTGAAGGACCTGGGCGCGTGGCAAGTTAGTAATCGATTGCACTTGGTTTACAATATCGCCTTCGTTAATTGTATAACCAACGAATTGCGCCACCGTTATTTTCTTCGGTGAGAAGTCTAATTTAATCTTCATATTTCTTTTGAATTTCGTTGATCCATTCAGTGAACAAATCTGCCATCTGTGTTTTAGCTAATCGCTTGCGTTGCTCCTTTTGTTGTAGCCACATTCCGAATAACACGGCTATCGTGAACGCGGACTGCGCGGTGTTGTTTACTTCTTTATTTTCCATTAGTTAAATAATTCAAATGATATTCCTCTCTCCATTAAATGGTCGCGTAGCATCGTTCTAATGTGATTAACTCCTTCCTTGTAATCTTCGCTCTTTGTCTCATCATATTTAATGATTCTTCGCATATCTTCATCAATCTGCCAAATGATGAATGAGATAGTTTCAATGTGAGTGAATAGTTTGTGTTTGCAATTATCTTCTGCATCGTCTAAATCAAATTCAATAGTAGCTTTCATTTCAATCCCATATAAGTTAAAATTCCATCGGTTGAAAGATAATTATCTAATAAATCATAGTTTATTTTATCTTTTAAAATAACCACTCTAAACACAGCACCATCTTCGCCAAGTACTGCTAATTTCATTTTTGAATATTCAAAATCAAAAAATCCACTTTCAATCATTGCCTTTTGATAATCTTCAAAAAATTCATTATCATAAAACTTTCGTTCAAATTTCGTGTAGATTGTCAATCCGTCAGGAAAGAAAAAATAATCTTGATATTTATCTTTGAACCATTGAGGTAATTCATAACCAGGTCGGTCATTTGAACAAAGTGTACATCTATAACCCATTATTATAACTTATCGCTTATAATGATTTGAACTGGATCACCATTTGAACCTGTCAATTCAGTCATTTGTTTTGGGTTGCCATATACTCGGCTCAATAATGTCTCAATAGAATAAAGAGAACCTTTCTCAATACTTTTGCGCATAGCATTAGCAATGGTCTTTTCCAAGACAGTTGCATCAGCATTATCCCATACCAATTTAAGTTCATCCATACTCATTGCCATCATTGCCTGAATAGTATCATTGACCTCAGATAATTTGTATCCGTGTTCTTTTAGCAAAGATACATATTTGCGAGGTCTGCCATTTGGATTGCCTGATTGACCTTTTTTCCAAGATTTCAAATTATCTTCTTTAGCCATTGTTTTTTCATTGTTTTTTATTATCTTTGTTTTGCGAAGTTAGTGTAATGGTAACACGTTGTTCTTCCAGAACAGAGTTGGCGTTCGATTCGACCACTTCGCTCAAATTAGTAACCTTCCTTTCACGGAGGGTTATTTTTTTTCCCTTATACATTCCTGCTCCCATTTCATCTATTTTGCTAAATGGTAAAATTGGAACAGTTATTTGACAAGATTTGTCTATTAAGTAAATATATCTATTTTGATAACCTTTCAATGCTTGTGCTCCAACAAAATTGTAATTACTATCACCTCTTTTAGCCACAACACTTCCGTCTTTAAGTTTGTATATTGTTGAGTTTTTGTTAATTTGAGTTAGTTTAAATCCTGAAGCTCTATAAATTGTACCGTCTCCGCATTGAGTAGCGTCGGAGTATGATAATATCCATTTAATTTGAGGCGCGTTTTTTTTAATTAGTTGAATTGAAATTGCTATACATCGACTTTCACTATTTTTAGGCAAGTAATTATCAAATGCCATTCGATTAAGTTCTAACATTTCATTCCACTTTTCATTATCACTTTTTTTTCCGCTATTAACTAATTTTAATACATTCCTTTTATCCATTGGAGGCCCATAAGACATAACTCCATGTAATTTTTCATCTAAAAAACAACCAAAATGTAAAGTGCTCATATTTACAACCTTACAACTATAATGATGTTTCTTTACAAACTCATTAGCAATCTTACTTGGTATTACTTTTACGATTATTTCTTTTGCTCTGCCCATTGCATTATTATTAAATAGAGTGCATTAC